AGAAGAAAGCCTCTTATTTGAAGGCTGGGAGTGCTAATTGGCAGATGAGCGTAGCAGTCATAGAAACGCATGGAGATCGTGTTAGCCCAATGCTTGTGCCTATAAACAAGGATGGGTCATTTACCCTGTATGGACGACTTTACGCTTGATATAAAGCGCACACTGGATGATGCGGTTGATGCTGGAGAATTGTTATCGTTTCGTTATACAAATCAACGCAGCTAGTGCTTGTCGGTATGTCACACTAATATCGTAAGCCAGTCAAGGGCACTGGATGCAGATAGGTACACAATGACAAACATAGAAAAAGCATTGCTTATCTGTTTCATAGGGTTAGCATTCTCTATGACACTGATAGCAATAGATGCTTATAGGCTAGGTAAAGAACGCGGCATTCGAGAAGGTTGGCATAGAGGTCGGGCATTAAGCCGACAGGAATTCTGGGAAGAATGAAAGCCAATGAAATCTTACTATCAGCCACCGACACGATCCGTGATCGTGGCTTATCATATGGTCACCCTGCGGATAACTTGCAGCACACAGCAATGCTCCTTAGTGCATACCTACAAACACCGATACACGACTATCAAGTGGCAGGGATCATGGTCTTGGTTAAACTTGCAAGAACTAATCAGTCAGCCCAGCACATCGACAACTGGATCGACATGGCATCCTACGCTGGTTTAGGTGGGCAACTAGCAACAGAGGAGAACGACCTATATGTTTAATTTAGCCGACTATGAGACAGTGGAGGTCAGACTTGAGAAGTTTATTAAGGACTATCCAGATTTTCGCATTTCAACAGAGATGGAGCTTTGCGAGAAGGATAGATACATTATCAAGGCGTATCTATTTAAGACTGCTGGTGATAGCGTTGCGTGGACGACAGGATACGCTGAAGAAAAGATTACTGATCGAGGCGTTAATGCGACTTCAGCACTGGAGAATTGTGAGACTTCGGCTATCGGCAGAGCACTTGCTAATGCAGGTTATGCGACTAAAGGAAAAAGACCAAGCCGAGAGGAAATGACTAAGGTTGTTGCTACAAAAGTAGTAAAGCCAGCGGTACAGGATCTCGTACCACAGCAAGAGCAAGACTATTGGACTACGCCAGTTAATGAATACATGAAGGTAGTAGATGCACCAGTTACCCTAGACAAAGCATTAGAGACTGTAGCTTCGATCATGGGCACAGGTGAAGCTGCTGAAGTACCTCAATGCAAGCATGGATCTATGGTCTGGAAAGAAGGACATAGCGCAAAGACTGGCAAAGACTGGGCTGCTTATCAGTGCACAGCACTAGGTCATGCAGGCTTTGAGGGCAAATGCCCGGCTATCTGGTATGTCATAGGTAGCGATGGTAAATGGCAACCACAGAAGGCGAGAGGCTAATGGGTCACTTAGAATACTTTAACGAAACAACTGGTGAGTGGACTAACATAGAAGATATTCCATTGTTTGACACTATCAACTGCCAGTTATGCAATGAGCCAACAGCAGCTCACGATATTGTTGCCGAGATTAAGTTCAAGGATAATCAGCCTATTGTCGGCACATGGCAGTGCAGAAAGTGCAAGGCAGTCAATGGATGATCGTCAGCAATTACTTACAATCTTGATCTTAGTTCTATTCATTGGTGGCGTTGTCATGGGACTGATGGTTAATGGCTAGTCAAGCAAGGAAGCACAGAGGTTTCCGCACAGAGCGCGTAGTAGCTGAGTACCTATCGACTTGGTGGCAGGGCGCGTGTGTGGGAAGGGGTAGTGGCAAGGATATTGTGAATGTTCCGTTTGATGTTGAAGTTAAAGCCAGGGCAGGCTTTCAACCTCTTGCGTATCTGAAGCAATTAAAGGCTCGGACATCTTCTTCGGGGGAATTGGGTTTCGGAGTCATACGGCTAAATGGACAAGGAGAAGATGCTGCTGAGTATTGCGCCATCATCCGACTAGCTGATCTCTTGCCACTACTTCTACTTCAATATGGTCATCTAACTAGCGAACCCACAGATGCAGACATTGACCGCTGCTTAGCCTGTGGGTCTTACAAGATAAAGAGGTGCTTCACTTGCCAGCCTACGACTACCGATGCCCAGACTGCAATCTTAGTCAAGAAATCACACATGGATGGCACGATAGACCTATGATCCCATGCACTTATTGCAATGCACCAATGGTTAAAGTTATTGGCATTATCCCAGCTGTATTTAAGGGCAAAGGGTTCTATTCAACAGATAAATAGTTATCCACAGAAGTTATCCACAGGGTAACAATAAGGAGACATTATGAAGCGACACACCGCTCTGACCAGCACTTATGTAAATGTCCTTGCATCGTCTGATATGCTACTTAGGCAGAGCCCATCAAGGGCTCAACACGCGCCGCTGAAGCGGATAGCGCGTGGGGTGCTAATAGCATTAGTGGGATCTCTATGCCTATTGCCTGAAGCAGGAGGCTCTATACCAAAGCAATATGTAAGTTACAAAGAATATGCTTTACATCTATTAGGATATAACTATAAAGAATATAAATGTCTATCTATACTCTATGGTAAAGAATCAGCATGGAATCCTAAAGCAGCTAATGGATCACACTATGGTATTCCTCAAGGTAAGAGTGAGTGGCTTAAAGACCAAGATGGTTATGCTCAGGTACGATGGGGCTTAGACTATATAGGTCATAGGTATGGTGAACCATGCATAGCTTTAGATCACTGGAGAAAATACAATTGGCATTAGATCCAAGAGATAGCCGTAAGTGGAGAGCATTGCGCCTTCGCATACTGGCTAGGGATGGGCATGTGTGTGGTTACTGTGGACAGGATGCCACTACTGTGGATCATATCCTGCCTATTCGTAAGCACCCAGATCAGGCAATGAATCCAGAGAACTTAATCAGTGCGTGTCGTGAGTGTAATAGTAAGAAGGGGTCACGCTCACAAGGGGTTTTTTTAGCACGGACGTTCACCCCCCCTGTCTTTTCTGACTATATCTCCCCGATGCAGTCCGAACCGATGCTGGACAGTCCTTTTAAGACCCGACCTGATCCGAGTCAATGACAACTAAGACCAGAAAGCCCAAAGCCCTACGAGGGGCAACCAAGCCGAGGCTTCACAGTCCACTTCTCAAGGGCGAAAACAAGCTGCAAGATGTTAAAGACCTCTGCGAGATTGTAAAGATACCTTTGATGCCATGGCAGGAGTTTGTCCTCAAGGATATGCTCACTGTGGACAAGGCAGACAACTGGGTTAGGAAAACAAACCTAATTCTTGTGGCACGACAGAATGGCAAGACGCATTTAGCGCGTATGTTAATCCTTGCACACTTAATCAAGTGGAATACCAATGTCCTTATCATGTCCTCGAACCGATCTATGGCTCTAGACACCTTTCGTCAAATCACTAGCCTATTGGAGACAAATGACCATCTCAAGGGATTCGTTAAACAGATCCGACACGCCAACGGCACAGAGTCTATTGAGATGTTATCTGGAGCAAGGCTTGACGTTGTTGCAGCAACTAGAGACGGCTCTCGAGGCAGATCAGTCAATGGATTGCTCTACATTGACGAAATCCGAGAAATCACAGAAGAAGGATTTAGAGCTGCTACTCCTACAACTAGAGCTCACCCAAACTCTCAAACGCTTCTTACCTCTAATGCAGGAGACGCATTCTCAACTGTGCTCAATGACTTACGAGAGCGAGCAATCGACTACCCACCCAAGTCTTTTGGATTCTATGAGTATTCTGCGCCACAATACTGCAAGATAAACGATAGACAGGCATGGGCTTTGGCTAACCCTTCTCTGGGGTACACAATTACTGAAGAAGCCATTGAAGAAGCGATAGCAACAAGTCCGATTGAGAATACGCGCACAGAAACTCTATGCCAATGGATTGACAGCCTTTCATCACCCTGGCCTCATGGCGTATTAGAGGACACATCCGATAGCACACTAGAAATGGCTGTTGGGGCTTATACTGTATTCGGTTTCGATGTCAGTCCTTCACGCAGGAACGGATCATTGGTCGCAGGACAGCTACTCCCAGATGGGAGGATTGGCATCGGGATCTTAGAGACTTATGCTTCTCAAGTAGCCATTGACGAACTCAAAATGGCGGCATCTATAAAATCGTGGGTAGATATTTACAAGCCGAGGCTTGTCACCTTTGATCGCTATGCTACTCAAACGATTGCCGATAGACTCTCTAATGCTGGAGTTATGGTCGAGGATGTCTCAGGGCAACAGTTCTACAAAGCCTGTGGAGATTTGCTAGAAGGCTTAGTCAATCACCGCGTAGTTCACAATGGACAGGCTGAACTAATCCAGCAAATGAATAACTGTGCAGCTAAAGTCAATGACAGCGCGTGGCGCATAATTAAGCGCAAGTCTGCTGGAGATATCTCAGCACCTATTGGCTTGGCAATGGTTGTTTCTAAGTTAATGATTCCTCAACCTAAGCCACAGATATATACTTAGACACGCCCTAGCATATTGTCTAATCTCTTGACAAATGCTACAATTTCTGTCTATGGGTAAATTATTGCAAGCGTTTGGGCTAGAGCCTAAAACACAATTACAAGCTCAAGCAGCACCTCAAGTGCTTGGTGAGTATTCACCTTATGCAATGCCTTTCCAGTATGCCTATGTAAGCAGAGAAGATGCTCTCAGCGTTCCTGCATTACAAAGATGCCGCAATCTTTTGAGCGGAACTATTGGAGCAATTCCTTTAGAGCTTTACAAAAAATCTACTAATGAAGAATTAGGCTCACCTGCATGGTTAGAGCAACCTTCATATTCACAGCCACGATCTGTAACTATCGCATACACAGTTGAATCATTACTTCTATATGGGCAGTCATTCTGGAAAGTAGTTGAGGTCTATCAGGAAGATGGACGTCCTTCTCGCTTTGAGTGGATTGCAAATAACCGAGTAACTATCACACTAGATAGCACTAACACTTTTGTTAAGTCTTATGCAGTTGATGGCATGACTTTACCGATGGATGGACTTGGATCTTTAGTTACTTTCCAGTCACTGCTTCCCGGCATTCTAAACACAGGCGTACAAACAATTCGCGCTGCTATTGACGTTCAAAAGGCAGCTACTATCGCTGCATCTACTCCAATGGCTACCGGCTATATCAAGAATACCGGTGCTGATCTAGATCCGAAAGAAGTTCAAGGATTATTAGCGTCATGGAAGACGGCTCGCAATAATCGCAGCACTGCTTACTTAACTTCTACTCTTGAATATAACCCAGTGTCATTCTCTCCTAAAGACATGATGTATAACGAAGCAATCCAAAATCTTGCTACTGAAATTGCTCGTCTATGCAATGTACCTGCTTACTATGTCTCAGCAGAGATGAACAACTCAATGACTTATGCAAATGTGCAAGATGAGCGTAAGCAATTCTTATCACTATCTTTACAACCATTTATTTCAGCGATTGAAGATCGCCTATCTATGGATGATATTACTGCTCGTGGCAATGTAGTGAAGTTTGATATTGACAAGAACTTCTTGCGTA